AGCACCTAGGGGGTTTTTCTTATGGTCTTGTGACCTGCTTGGATAGATTCTATAATTACCTGAGTCTCCACCATGTGCCTTAACAGCATCGAGGAGCTTACCGTGACCAGCATGAGGAGGATTAAACCTCCCGAAAGTAATCGCCACATGGTTATCTGCCTCCTGAGCTTCTTTCTTCTTCTCAGCAGGAGTTTTACCCTTTGCAGTTGCTTCTTTTAGAAACTCTATAAATTTCATTAACCCCAATCCTTAGCGGCTGTAAAGTTTGCTCTGGAAAACTCCAGTCTATCAACAAGTTTCAGTGCTGCCCCATCTTTAATGGCAACAAATCCTTCTGGGTTAGTAGCCCTTAGACCACCTTCCTCTTCCAGAAATGTACCAACACTTTTAATCTTAGTCAATTTATTTATGATCATAACCTTAGCATCCATCAGGTTTTTAAAGCCATCAAGAGCTGAGTTCATGGAAGATCTGTTAGTATTTATGTATCTGACAGCTTCATTACGACGTTTCATCCACTCAACACGTGACTTGGCAGTCTTCTTCTTACCAATCTCAGCATTGAACTTAGAATCTATGAAGCAACAGAATTGTTTTGACATTATATTAGCAGGTGGTACCCTACCTTCCCTCACTACTTGGTTAAAGTATACCTTAAACAATGCAGGTAGAGTAAATGGTCCTTTACCTACACCCTGTATACCTTTAACAAATGCTGATCCTGATCTAAGATTTCTCTCAGCAGCAAGTATATTCCTATTTACATTTGCTTTCTCAACCATCGTTAGGTTAGCAGTGCCACCCACATTAGTAAACTCTGAGGAGAATACTGCAACGTCTGGTTTACCTTGTAGTCCACTGACATCAGCACCAAACCCTGCTTGAAGGTCTTGCATAGTCCTTCCAGTATACTCTGTATGAAATACTATACCCAACTTACTCTTACCTACCTTCTCACCTAACTCACTATCAACATCAATAGTATATGTAATAGTATTAGGTCTGAAACTATAGGTACGTTTACCCTCTAGCATTATAGTAGAAGGTGTCTTCTGGTATAACAGGTCACCCTGTAACACACCATCAATAGGTAGAGTGGATAGTCTTTGTAGACAATTTTTAAGGATACCCCCAACAGTCTGACCTGGATAGAATCTATCGGCATCTGCTTCTGTGTATACTATCTTTGGATCAGTCTTATTAAAGACTGACTTTGTACCAACAAAGAACCTCTGTGACTGTGGATCTCTGCCACATATAATAGCAGGAGCACCGTCCCACTTGGTAGTAACCTTCATAGAGGTACCACCATCCCCCTCAGTCAGCATATCTCTAAGTGACTTCAGGAAGTTAATAGAATTTGTTACACCAGCAGTACCACTGTTGAATATATCATCTTCTAGGTGCTCTAAGTGTGTGTTCTTTGCCATGTCTTTATTATAGCAGGTTTTGATCTACCATCTAGGTTGAGTGGTCAGTTTAGCAGCTGTCTTTTTATAGATGGACTTGAATCCATTCTGTGCCATTGATATAAAGACCTGAAACTGTGGCTCAGCAGTCAGTGCACCCTTATATCTTACCTCTAGGTTAACCAGAGTATGTTCAATACCAGGTTTACCTATCCTCATGTCATAGAATAATTTAGCTGCTGTAGCATCCTTTTCAAATGCTTGCTTCTTAGGTTTCCCATTCTTATCAAAACCTGGTACCAGTCTGAAGGTAGTGTTATCCTCATCACCAAACAAGATTCTAAAGACCTCAGTGGTAGTCTTGTGCCAGATCTCAGTCATCTCTTGCACCTTAATATCACCATTCTTCCAGTCACCAACACCAGTTATCAGTGTGAAATGAAACACAGCATCCTTAAGATAGGTACCCATCTTAAACTTAAACACAGTATCTAAGAAGTCCTCAAAGAAATCTCTATTACCATCAAAGTTTTTAATGAATACATCATTCATTTTCTTGAAGTATACATTAGGGTTGGTCTTATACTCACCCTGACCAGTCAGCATGTCTCCCTTATCTTTATCAACGAAGGATGCATCAGCTGCTTTAAGTACTTCTTTGATATTCATCGTGGTGATCTTCTTTTTCTTATACTCACCTTGAGGATACTTTAACTTCAGTGCTCCTACGAAGAATTTCTTCTTGCAAGCCTCAACCTGCATAGCATCTGCTGGTTTTATCCTCTTCTCAATGAAACCCTTTGCACCATACATGGGTTTGTTTAGTAGAGTTGGTTCGTCTGCCTGTCCAGATGGATTCCACTTCGCTTTCTTTAATGATATACCCCAGTAGTGCATCGCTGTGGTTTCAAACTTAATAACAATATCAGATGAGTTATAGTGTTTGATATCATCCTTTCCTATATCATACTTTCTAATCTCTTGTGCCCATTGCTTACCAGTCTGCCAGATAGTATGTATAGTTGCACCATTTAACTTATCTATTATGGTATTAGATACTGATATAGCTTTAGCTAGGTTAACTATGTCTGGGTTGATTCTCTCCTTCTCTAAGTAGAAACCAGGTAGTCCTGATCCACCTACTATGTCACCTGCTACATTATATAACCCATCAACTATCTCCTTTATCTTCTCTAGTTTCTTGTCAGGAGCCAGAGCATTGATAGCATTAGGATTAATCTTTTGCTTCTTTAATATAAGACATGCGGTCATCAACTCATGAGGATCAGGTAACTTACCACCTGATGTTAATCCCTTAGCAGAGAATACTATTCTAAGATCAAATCCCTTCTTAACTGCTGCCTCTACAACATAAGACTGAGCACTACTAGCAGCATGTTTCTTTATAGAAGTAGTCCAACATGCCTGTAGCTCTTCATCATAGAAGGGCATTATATTTTCTTTCAGGTCATCCAGATGACTGTCAACATGTGCAGCAACCTTTTGGACTAACCAATCTCTTTCATTCTTATTCTTGATCTTTGGAAAGAGTATAACTTCCTTCTTACCCTTAACAGCAATATCATTTGATGTGTTAGCACCTACATTACTAGTATCAAAGGGGTTGATCTCCTTACCAGCACCAACAACAGAGATACCAGAGTACATGTTAGACAACTCTAGGTTATCCTTGAATATCTTATCAATATTATTTGCTATCGTTTGATTGAGGTCCATTAAAAAGAGGGTATCTCTACCCTCTATTTATTCCTTTGTGTTGGTGTGGGAGGTTGGGTTCCTGTGTACCAACAAGAGACGGGCATTACTACAGTAGTAAAAACATCTCTGCCTGAGACCCCTTGGTAAGGGTTCTGGTATTAACCAGCGAGCACCACCTCTGCCTCATCACCTTAACCAGCTATATGCCAGTAAGTTTATTCAGTCACTCCCTATGTTGAGCTCTCAACAAATGTAATATACTACCATCGTCAAGAGTTGTCAACCACCTCTCCAATAATGTAACAATCCTCAACAATCATTTTCATAGCCTCAGCAGGGTATGGAGTTACAAAGCAGTATCCTATACCACAATTGAATACTCTTCTCAACTCTTCCTCAGTTATGTCCTCAGTTAGAGGGTTGGTTGCTGCACCTCTTTGTATGACATTGTATATCTCAGGTCTCTCCCATGATGTCCAGTCGATCTGAGCATGAAGACTCCTTGGTATAATTCTATTAATATTCTCCTGCAATCCACCACCTGTGATGTGTGCCATACCTGAGACATATACATCTTCCATTACTCTTGATACAGATGCAGTATAGATTGTAGTAGGAGTAAGTATCTCTGGGTGCTCTTTATAAACTAACTCATGTCTCCATAACATATCATTGATAAGACTAAACCCATTGCTATGCAGTCCACTACTTGCTACACCAACAATCTTATCACCCTTCATTATACCACTACCATCGACAACATTATATTTGTCTACTATACCTGTGCAGAATCCTGCTAGGTCATACTCTGACTGTCTGAAATGCTCTGCTGTCTCTCCACCTAACAACTGGACACCTGCTATCTCACATCCCTTAAGGATACCAACCATGATGTCAGCAACGTTGTCATCTATCTTCTTGGTAGAGATATAATCTAGGAAGTATAATGGTGTAGCACCAGAGGTGATCACATCATTAACACACATGGCAACTAGATCTATACCAATAGTAGTATAGTCATTAGCAACCCTTGCTACATTTAATTTAGTACCTACTCCATCAGCACCTGCTACTAGTATTGGTTCTTCATAGTCAAATGTATCCAGTGGAAACATACCAGAAAATCCACCAAGACCAGGAGCCTTAATGGATTTTGCAAACTCATTTCCTTTATCAATGTCTACGGGGTATCTCATATGTCACACGGGGAATCATCAGCAGTGTCTTCAAATGTTGTCAGTGTTTTATACTTCTTATACAACTCACCCATCTTAGGTTCTGTAGACCGTGACTTCCACATCTGTCTGAGGATGAGTTTGAAATCATCCATTGGTACTACAACAGATAAAGATCCGTTAGTATATGCTTCTGCCATTAAATGTCTCCTGGTGCTCTATTCTCAGAGTAACCTACTTCAAACATCTGATTAGGATAACGTGCTGCTAACTTAAGAGTGTTAGTATAGATCACTTCATCTAAACGTACACCTAATGCTAGTGATGCTTGTGCTGCATACCATATGATGTCACCCAACTCCTTAGTAAGGTGCTCCTTCTGTGCTTCGTTGTATGGTTTACCTTGGAATTTTAACTTCTTAACTATCTCCATAAACTCACCTGCCTCTGAGCATAACCCTGATGCAGCAGTATCTAACCTAGCAATGTCACAACCAGCACCTTTCAACTCACCATACCTTGCTAGGAGTGCATTGAAGTCCTTACTAGGTGGACTAGTAACTCTATCCACAAAATCTGTGTAGTTATCAAGATCAATCTCAAACTTTTGAGGTTTCTTTTCCTTCTTCTTCTTATCTTTAATCTTGTCATCTAGAATCTTCTTACTCTTGTGGGCAGTACCCATGTTTTTAGACTGCTCTTCTGGTGTCTTAGCAGTCTTGTCATAGACCTCTTGACCTTTGTCTTGGGCATCATCTACCTTGTCTCTAGCAGCATTAGATACCTGTTCAGCAGCCTTATCCTGCTCATAGTTTTCACCTGGTGAGTTAGTAAATTTATCAGTCATTAGATTTTGAATCCTTCAAAGGTTTTCTTAGTGTCAGTAGCAGGTTCAATATCACCTGCATCGATGATTCCATCTTGTGCTCCTTGGTCACAATCATACAGCCTCATCTTCGCTCTGTCAATACCCACTACAAATCTCTTATACATTGTAGGGTCATTGTATCTATTCTTCAACTGCTTGATCATTATCTGACCTAGCTCCTCCATTTCCTCATTTGAAATAAGAGCGAGCATAAGGTCAGCAGTAGCAGGTAATCCAAAAGACTCAGAGGTATCTGTGAGATCAGGATCGCTACTACCAAACCCAGCACGAGTAGTTTGAGTGGCAGATACAATCGGGAGATTGAATTCGACAGCGAGTCCTCGTAACTCTTCTGCAATCGCTTTGACATAAGTATAAGAATTTACAATGGTTCCTTTGTACCTAGCAGAGGCACAAATGTTTAGGTAGTCCACGAATATAATATCAGGACTGAATCCTTTCTTCATAGACAACTCATTTAAGAGTGCCTTAAAGTGACCCACATGTGCTGACGCTGTGGGATACTCTTTGATGATCAGTTTACCTTGTGTCTTCTTGGTTAACTGAAGCAACTTGGAGGAGTACTTTTCTTTGCTGAGGAGGGGGTCGCTGAGTTGTTGGATTGGGATGTCCAAGAGGTTGGCATCAATTCGTTCAGCAATTTTCTCCTCTGCCATTTCCATTGTAATATATAATACGTTCCGTCCTTGGAGCAAGACGGAGCTAGCGCAATGGCACATGAATAGAGACTTCCCGACACCTGTACCAGCGAGTGCGATATTAAGAGTTTTATTAGGGAGGCCACCTTTGGTAATCTTGTTAAGATACTCGATATCAAACGGTATCTTCTCTTCCTTCTTGTGATAGAAGTCATATCTGTCATCAGAATCTAGTATGTAATCGTGTCCAACATGATCATCAAAACACACGCCAATAGCTTCCGACATGATAGACGGAATAGCATCTTTCGTACGTGTTTTGTCTTGTCCGTCAGCAATCTTGACAGACTCCATCAGAGCAAGATAAATTGCTCTTTCTTTGCACCACTTCTCAGTGGTCTCGATTAACCAGTCCTCGTTATACGCATCCCTATCTAAATTATTAAGAAACTGCTCAACCTCCTTGTATATTTCCTCGGAGATGTCCCGACGTTTCTCTACTTCTATCTTTAGGGCGTTGGGTTCGGGGGTGGTTTCAAACTTATTAACATACTCAGACAAGGTACTAAACAGTATCTTATGTGAGGGTGCGTCAAAGTAATCATCCTTTATAAACGGTAAGACCTTCTTAGTATACGTGTCATTTAAGATTAGTTTACTAAGGGTGATCTCTTCAATCTTTAAACTCATGTGTAATGTAGATAAGTCGTGAGAGCATACTTGTCTTGACCTACAGGTGGTCTATAGGAGTGAGCGTATGTCCACGTAGAAGGGAACATCACTACTCTACCCTGTTTAGGCTCGACTGTAAAGTCTATGTCATCAAATACTATCTCTCCACCTTCTACTTCGTTTAAAAACATGTGGTATGTAAGGAACCTCCTTGCGGAGTTGTGGTCTCCAACGTCGATGTGACGTTTGAATTGGTCCTCTGTTTTGTGTTGATACTTAATCAACTTAACTTGCTCAAGAGAATTCTGTCGAGGCCAATACCTCTCCACGTCAAGATCCTTCATGTATTTCTCCCCATAGCTCTTGATGGAGATTACTACCTGTTGGTGCAATGGATTCCATTGTACATTATTTTTAATTTCAACTTCTTCTGTGACATTAATACAGTTGAAATTAAATACATCCGAGTCCAACCTAGCAACAATAGATGCGTCCTTATCGAACATGTCTATTGCATTCTTGCATAGATTCTCGTCGAGTACATTGTCATAGGTGACAATAAATTTACTAAGATCCATATGAAAATTCCTTTGCTGCACACTCATCTAGGGCTTGTAAGACTTCTGGGGTGAAGTATTTAGAGGGGTCTTTGTAAACAACTGAAGGATAAACCGAGTCATCACCAACGACAACACGATTACCTTTACGCTCGAAGACTCCATGCTTCTCACCCAATTCCAATAGTCCGTAATAGCGATCCAATCCACGTTCGTCATAAAATAATCTTACTGCAACTTGAGAGTTTTCTTTTGCTGATCTCGACTTGACTAATTTGGCTTTAATAATGTTACCAATTACTTCCTTCCCATCCTTCTCCTTAGACTTGCTAAGGTAGATGATGTTACTAGCAGCATACTTGAGTCCACTACCTCCACCCATCTCTTTAGTAGGTACATAAGCACCGACCACATCATATGTATGGTTGGTAACGATTAGAGGTACGTTTGCCTTCCCTAGTTTGAGGGTAAGCACACGGAAGATAGACTTAACAACCTGTGCCCTTGTCATATCACGTGTCTCCTTACCTGCTTCACTGTCTTCCATCTCTTTAGAGGTGGAGAGCATACCAAGTGAGTCCAACACCATCATCATAGGCTTCTGCTCCTTCTGTTCCAGATATTTGTCAAGAATCTTAATACTTTGTGTCCTGAATTCTTGTACTGTATTAACTGGGACTAGTACCATACGACTGGAATCTATACCACGGTTTTCAATCAAGTCCTTAGAGATAGCACTCTCAGACTCAAAGTATATGACACCAGCATCAGGGTTACTCTCAAGGAATGACTGCACCATACCAAGACAGAAGAATGTCTTACCAGTGCTTGACTCACCTGCAATAGCAGTGATCTTATTACCTGGCACACCACCTTGGATGCTACCACTAACAAGACCATTAAAAATGTAACTACCTGTGTCTATATGACCACTAGTGTCACCAGCAGCGACACCATCACTGACTACAGCAGCGTATTCATTGTCTATCTCTTTTACTATATCTTTTAAAAAACTCATGACCAAAGTGCTTCTAATGTGTTTACTTTCTCTGCCTTCCAACCTATCGTGTCAAGGATAGCTTTCAAGGGAGCAAGGAAACTCTTCTCAAATTGTAGGTCATAGTCGATTGATTCGTCAAGCCCAAATTCTTTTGGAAGAGTCTGGAAGAATGAGATTATATTCTCATTAATCTTGTTAGGTGTCCGAAGATGTATGTATTTGATCTTCTCACCCTCTTGTATGATGGGATACTTATGATGTAACTTCCTCTTCTTAATGTAGAAGTTATATAATAGAGCACCTCTGACATGCATGGGACATCCCTTACCATATATGGTAGCAGTGGATGTATTCTTCTGTATATTATTACAACCACGAGGGAATGCTACTTCCTCTGGTGGCATCTTCTCAAACTTCTCACGGAAGTCCTTGATATATTTCTGAGTATTCTCTTCACTACCAGTCATTATAACATTAAGTGCTTCCTTAATGGCAGTACGACATGGCATGGGTGTAGAAGACTTGACTGCTTCTATACCCATCATCTTTAGTTTAGGTTTCTCATACTGGACACCCTCACTATTCCATACGTTTAAAATATATCTCTTCTTCGCTGTCCATATACCTTTGTTGGCAATGTTTTCTCTCTTCATCACCATCTTCTGCTCATAAGCATTTACATAGGCTGCCATTTCTTCATAAGCACTCGCAATATAGCGATCAAGTTCCACATCACACACCTTTTTAAGGAAACTAAGTGTACTCTGATCGTCCTTCTCTCCACTGGGGAATACAGCTTGTACCAGAGGACCAAGATTAAGGTAAATGGAATCAGTATCACTAGCAATGACATAATCAGTCTCCTCTGTTTTAAGAACTTTGTTTAAATAATTGTTTACTTTGTTTTCGATCCATCTGATTGCGACTTGTCCACTGAGGGTAATTGCTTCAGCGTTCGCAAGATTGTAATACCTGAAGTATTGGTTACCGATTGCACCGTAGGCAGAGTTAAGTTGGATCTTTCTTGCCATTTGGACATTATTAAATTTAGCAATGTCTCGTCTGAGTTGGTCGGTTGGTCTTTTTTCATACTCTTGCTTCGCTTTGAGCATTTTCTTTTTATATATTGTCCTCTCATCATAGATGCGTTGCATCATCTGTGGTAGGAATCCGTGGATATCTCTGCGGTATTGTGCTCCATTGGCACACACTGCAAAATCTCCATTGATTCGAACCTTTCTGTTGAGCAGTCCATCAACACTGGCGGTTGGATGTCTTCTTTCAACGAGGGTTTCTGGGGAGATGTTGTACTGCATGATGAGATGAGGGTAGAGACTGTTAAGGTCAAAACTGACCACCCAATCATAGATGCCAGGGACGGGCTCCTTGACATATGCTCCTGCGTATTTGTCATCTTTCTTTGTTTTACTTTTAGGTGGTACTACCACATTAATTTTACTTAGGTCATTGTATATCAGTGTGTCCCAGACTCTCACCTGCGAATACACATCTGTGAAATTAACCTTAGCATCATATGCCATAGCAACACACAACTCAACGAGTTTCATCTTGTCTTCCAGACGGTCAACAAGATCAACGTCATGTATGTTGTATTCTACGAAGCGATCCCAATCATTAGTATAGAAATCTTTAAAGTTTTCATACTGAGAGTGATCTAACTTAGCATCATCCAATTCTACCATAGCTATATGATCTAGTCTATAGGACTCTTGGTTGGTGTAAGTAAACTTCTTATAGAGATCAAGATAGTCAAGTATATTTACTCCTGTAATTTCATAAGCAATATTCTTACGACCTTGAATGATAATCTCTCTGTCATATACCCTCTTCCAAGGTGACAGAGACTTCTTCCACTTCTCTCCTAGTATCCTCTCTACTCTACGACAAATATAAGGTATGTCATAGAGGTTACAGTTCCACCCTGTAATAATGTCAGGTGTATTCTGCACCCACCATCCTACAAAGTCCTCAAGCATCTCTGCTTCAGTCCAGAAGACACGATACTCATGCTTCGATTGATACTCACGTGTACCCCACGTGATGATCTTCTTAGTATTGAAATCCTTGATAGTGATGCATAACATCTCCTCAGCAGATGCCTCTACATCAGGGAAACCATTCTCACATGCAACCTCAATGTCAATCGTATAGATCTTCATCTTGGTCATATCATAATCTATATCAGAAGGAAACTTCTGAGCTACATGTTGATAGAGGAATCTTTCATACCCATGCACTTCTAAACCAGCAGCATTTTCATACTGTTTAAGGAAGTTACGTGCCTCTCTAGCACCATCGAATTGCTTCGGGTATGCCATCCTACCATCCAAGGTCTTATACTTGGAAGGTTTCTTCTGAGCACCTGGTACCAGATACATTACTGGCTTTGTCCTCTCTCTATACTGCACAGGTTTACCATCCTCATACCCACGGTAGAGGACATCATCACCTATTAATGTAAGGTTAGTATAGAAATCACTCACTTTTAACTGCTTCTTCGTACAACTTGGTTACCGTCAAGGATGGATCCATTATAGTCATAACATCATCAGATGTCAAGAAGATGTCACGTTGACTGCTATGTAAGGGGTACTCCTCTAGGTCACACTCTGGTGTCACGTAGTAACAATTCTCAATGAGAAGACTCGGCTCCTCATCCATCTCTGTAATCTTACCCAGCAAATAGGTTGTCGGGTGGTGTTTCAGAATGATCAATTTTAGCATCTTCTTTCTTTAATGATTTGTATTTCTCTATTGCCTGTTGCCAACCCTCTGATACGTTAGTATGAGGATCAGATATTGATACCACTGAATATAGGGTAACAATGTTTCGGCCTGTACCTAATGGTGACCAAGGAAAAAATTCTAATTGAATGTCACCTAATGACTCCATCTCTGTTTTCTCCTCAAACATATCCTCAGTTGTTCTGAGGATAGTTACAACCATTGCATCAAGGAACTCGTATGCAATGGCAGACTTACCTGACTCAGGACGGATCTCCTTTACGTCAGCTACTACGTCCTCTCCGTTTTGCATTCTTACCACCTTTACGCTCATAATCTCTCTCCATTAAGTTATCGAATGTGTGCTTTACCATGTCAACGAAGGCACGTCGAGCAGTGATATTCTTTTCTTCAGCAAGGATGTGTACCATCTGGTTGAACTCATCAGTATACACTGGTGGGATGTCAACTGTCAAGGTGTCCTTCCTTTCCTCTTTACCTGAGCACAGGTTTACATACATGTTCATGTTTATTCCCATAAAAAAGAGACCCTTGGGGTCTCTTCTGTTGTGTATTATATAGGTCAATAATCATCATCATTTGTCTGGGACTCCACCCACTCAGCATTGTTTCTACAGTATGCATCAGCATCTATTTCCATATGCCAGTGGGTGACAGTATGCATAGTCTGTATCACACACATCATACCAATTAATAATACAGGCCCTGCCCATAAGGGGTGCATCATCACGTCACCTGCCTTCTTCATGTTAGGTAATCCTTACGAGCATGGTGCTCAGGTACTATCTTACCTAACTTGACAACGAGGAGTCCGTTGTTGAAGGCAACGTCTGTGACGTGGGTGTCTTCTGCGATTGTCCACGACCTTTTGAAAGTTCGCTTAGCCAATCCCCTGTGGATAAACGTCTCTTCCTCGTCGGGTTCAGATTTGGTTCCTTCGATATGAAGTTTTCCATACTCTGTGTAGACATTGACTTCCTCCTTTGCGAAACCTGCTAGTGCTACTTCTAATCTAGACTCGTGATTGTTTATGTGTACAATATTAAAGGGTGGATAATTCTGAGCTTCTATTGCATTGAAGTTCTCGAAGTAATCATCCAACCCTAGCGAGTTAGTAAAAATCTTGTCCATCAACTGAGGTAAATCAGCTGCACGGTATCTCTGTATGTTAGACATAATAGTTCTCCTTTAAAAGCGAGTGTTAAATTGTGGTCCCCGAAGGCAACCACCATTATTTATACAGGATGGTACATTTGTTACAGTACGGTTTTTGCTAAATAGAAGTACTTCTACTTAGAGTAAATGAAAAAAGCAATACTGCTTTTTGGAATGATTTTGATGAGTGGCACCGCAGCACGTGCCGATCTGACTCATAGACTTAGTAGCTCGACACAACTCCAAGTGGATGCGGGCTATACACAAGTTTCTAGAGCAGCGAATTCTTATAGCACCAGTGGATCTGGTGTCTCAACAACTATTACACCTTCAGGTGGTAGTGCTACCAGTGATTTAGGTGGCATACAATCTGTCGCCACATCAGGAGCAGCTACATTTGCTCTGCCTGATGCAGCACAGACGACCCAAGGAAATGCATATAGTTTCACACAGTCAGTATCATTAGGTGACAGTATAGTTACTACTGCTGCTGATGTAGGTGATGTAAACGGTTACTCCAACACAGTATCGACTGCCCCTGGTACCGTTGGCAATTTGGCTGGTACCATCGGTACTTCTGGTGCCATGGCTATAACAGCTGGTGGGGCTGGCACTACAGCTACGGGACAGTTTGTCACCGAGGTCACCATACGCTAGGAGTGATACATAATGAAACGAGTTTTAGTACTACTACTGCTTAGTTTCGGGGGCACTGCTGCACAAGCAGTCCCCGTGGTACCAAATTTCCAGCAGGGTTCGATGACCAGCCATACGGAGACTGAAAGTACGATAACGGAAACAATAAATTCAATTGATTTTAGAACAGGATGGGAATACACAGTGTCAGGGGTAGGGATCTCCCACGACGGAGACGCACTCAATCCAAACGTGAATACATCAACAGTAACAGTCGCACCGAGTGTGGGATCGGGAGAAGGAGCCATAACTGGACAAGTAACCTCTTCCTTCGACAACTTAGACTTTGGAAGCGCAGGGAAATTCACGATAACGACTCCAGGGGATGCGTTTCAATTCGTACAGAGTTATCAAGGACCAGGGATGACCAACCAGACCCTGATACAAAGAGTCACCACCGTAAAAAGCGTGACCGACACAACAAGTACGTTTACCCAGTAATAGCAGCACTTCTCAGCGTCCAAACTTTACCTGCAAGAGCAGAAGTTGGTGGTGTTAGTGCTACAGCGAACCCTATCGCCAATAGTTCTGGCTCAGTAACCAACCAGGCAATACAAGTTTTACAAGGTCCATACATAACCAACACCTATGGTGGTGGTGTGCAGTGTCAGGGTAGTACTTTTAACCTCACTCCCTACGTGCAGTTTGCCGACTCTCGGAAAGATCCTTGGGTCGATTTTTATGATGAACCACAATATAATCTGACTGATACCAG